AGTATACGGAGGAGCATACTTCATTGAGACTCCACGTATGTACAACGCAACTGATGGTGCTTCATCAGCACGTAACTACCGCACAATTATTTGCGGACAGCAAGCACTTGCTGAGGCTGTGGCTGAAGAGCCACACACAGTTATCGGACCAGTAGTAGACAAGTTAATGCGTCATCGCCCAATGGGTTGGTACGGCGTACTTGGCTTTGCTCGCTACCGCGAAGAGGCTCTATACAGAATCGAATCAGGTTCTTCAATCGCTTAGTTGATTGACGCTGTAGTAGGGGTAGCAATATCCCTACTACGGAGTAAGTTCATTAAGGAGAATAATGGCAGATTATGTTTTTAAAACCCCTACGGTCCGTGAAGGACCAGCAGGTGGTGCAAGATTATTTTATTTTTATAAACTAGATAAAGGTATTAGTATTGCTAAATCTGGTGCTACATATTCACAGGTTAGATATCCAGTAGATGAAGATATAGCAGACTACGATGAATTTTACCGTGGTGGTTATAACCATACAGTTGATGATACAACTAAAGCAGCATTAATTGCTGGTGGTGTAGGAGTAACGGAAGCGAACTTTACAGCATTATGAGTTTACATCAGATAAGAGTGCATCCAGAATTTGTAGAAGGATGCTTTGGTTGTAAGGTTGGCACTCTAGAGTTATCACCTGGAGATGCTAGAAAACCAATTGCCCAAAAGAAATGGGACGGAGAATTGGCTGCTTATCGGGCTGCTAGAGCCGAAGGTATCCAACCAGGAGGGACAACTTGGCGGCAAATTAATGCAGCACGGGAAGCCTCTGAAAAGTTAAACAAACCATATAATGCAGACACTATGCCAGCGGCTCAGAAGATAGACCAACGGGTAGCAAACACAATGCGAGAGGTAGGAATGTAATGCCAAAAGTAGGAAATAAAAAGTTCCCATACACAGCCAAGGGAAAGGCTGCAGCCAAGGCTTATGCTAAGGGTGAGAAGATGGAATCCAAATCTGAAAAGATGATGGAAATGAAAAAGGGTATGAAAAAAGTAGCAAAGAAAAAGAAGAAGTAATATGGATAAAATGTATGATGTACCTAAAAAAAAGTCTAAAAATTTAGACCCTAAATTTGGGGTAAGCATTAATAAAAAAACAAAACCAAAAGCAAGGCCAACTGTTGTTTCAAGAATAAAAGTTAAGCCTACTCCCCTTAAGAAAAAACTTACAGGCAAAGATGCTATCAAGGAGTTTCAGAAACAGATATCTCCTAAAGGTATGGCTAAGACTAAGCAGAACAAACTGCGGCATTAGACGCACTAATGAAGAAGCGCTATGGAAAGAAGAAGTAATGAAAGCCAAAAAGGGAATGGGCTTCAAAGCAGCGCAGAAACAAATTGCGAAAAAACAAGGTATCTCACAGGAGCGTGCTGGAGCAATCTTGGCTGCAGGTGCGAGGAAAGCAAGTAAGTCAGCAATTAAAAAGAACCCTAACTTATTAAAGGTTAAGGGTATGAGAAAAGCAGGACGAGGAAAGTAATGTCATCTGGCCAATACAAACGACACGATGGATTTAATCCAATACAGATTAAAAACGGATTTGTTGTGCGTATTGGCAAGAATGGCATAGTCAGACAAGTACTAGGAAAGCAAGGGGAGTATGGCAAAGACAGCAGCGTGGCAACGCAAGGAAGGTAAGAATCCTAAAGGCGGACTCAATGCCAAGGGCAGAGCATCCTATAAGGGTGGAACCCTCAAGGCACCTGTAAAGAGCGGGGATAACCCCCGTAGAGCCTCATTCTTGGCCCGTATGGGCGGGATGCCAGGACCTGAGCGTAAGCCTAATGGTGAGCCAACAAGATTATTACTATCGCTACAAGCATGGGGTGCTAGTTCAAAGGCCGATGCTAAGGCTAAGGCAGCAGCGATATCTAAAAGAAATAAAGGGAAGAAAAAATAATGCCAGCCAAAAAAACTAAATCTAAAGTTAATCAGGCAGGTAACTATACAAAGCCTGGCATGAGGGCTGCATTGTTTAAGAAGATTAAGGCTGGTTCTAAGGGTGGAGACCCTGGAGAATGGTCAGCCCGTAAGGCACAACTACTTGCTGTTCAATACAAGAAGGCTGGCGGAGGATATAAGTAATGGCACTTGCTAAATCTCAAAAGTCTTTAAAGGATTGGACTGCACAGAAGTGGAAAACTTCTGATGGTAAGCCATCTAAAGGCAAGAAAAGATATTTACCTGAGAAGGCTTGGGCTGCATTAAGTCCTGCTGAAAAGGCTGCTACTAATAAAGCCAAGGCTGCAGGTAATGCTAAAGGTAAACAATTTGTAAAGCAACCTAAATCAATAGCCAAGAAGGCAGCAAAGTACAGATAGGGACACAGGGGACTATGAGCAACAAAGATTCTATTGCACTAGTTTGGTGCGACAATGGAATGGTAGATGGCAAGTTTATGCAAGGCGTAGCAGATGTAATGCTAAAGTCTGGCGTAGAATTTGCTACAACATTACGTAGCCAAGGCAATCAAATTGGCAGACAACGACAAACAGTTTTTGATTACTGGTATGACAAGACTGATTACGAATGGTTATTCTGGGTAGACTCAGATGTAGTAGTTAGTCCAGAGAAGTTTAAGTTATTATGGGATAATAGGGATGCTGAGAAGCGTCCTATGATTACTGGAGTATATTTTACTACAGATAATCCAGAGGAACCTTTGATGGTTCCAATGCCTACATTGTTTAGTTTTGTTGCCAATGAGGATGGTGGCTTTGGATTAGCCAGAGTACATCCACTACCTCAGAATCAACTTATTAAAGTAGATGCAGCAGGTATGGGATTTATCCTAATGCACCGCAGTATCGTACCTAAAGTCCGTGAAGTAGCAATTGACAAAGTAGTCTTTATGGAAATGGGTAGAGGTAAGAAATTTATAGGCGAAGATATATTCTTCTTTGCACTATGCGATAAAGCAGAAGTTCCACTATATGCCCATACTGGTGCGTTAGCCCCACATATGAAGCGGTTCTCTTTTGATGAACATTACTACCAAGCATTTTTTGGTAAACCTAAAGAAGAACCTAAATCAAAGTTAATTACACCCGACAAGAAAATCATTACACCTAGATAATAAAGGAAGATATGACAACTACCCTATCGAATATAATGGATGAAATCCAGATTAACCTTGCTGGATATACATACCAACAGGATAGAGCAACTCACCTAAGCAGTGCAGTCTCTACCCTAACGTCATCATCTACATCACCTACAGTTCTATACTTAGGCTCTACTGAGAATCTAGGTAAGGGTGTTGTTGAGATTGATGAAGAGTTGTTATGGGTAGATTCATTTGACCGTGTGGCTAATACAGCCACTGTAGCCCCATATGGCCGTGGCTATCTAGGTACTACTGCTGCTACACACGCATTAGATACTAAGGTTACTATTTCCCCTACCTTCCCACGTTTTGTAATTAAACGTGCAGTTAATGACACTATTAGGGCTGCTGGTGCTTCTATATTTGCAGTAGCAGATACTTCATTTACTTACAATGCAGCAATTACTACCTATGCATTTGCTAATCTAAACATAGATAATATCTTAACAATTATGTGGCAAGAGATTGGTCCATCTAAAGAATGGATACCAGTAAGACGTTGGTCTTTTGATTCTTTTGCCGAACCTACAGCCTTTGGCTATACATCAAGTGATACTATTCAAACAGTAACTATTGGTGATTACATTACCCCAGGCAGAACCGTAAAGATTGTTTATGCAACTGAGCCAACTGCTTTTACAACTAACTCTCAGGTGTTTACAACACAAACTGGACTACCAGAATCTTGCAAAGATGTGGTAGTACTAGGTGCTTCATATCGTCTACTTACCTACCTTGACCCAGCACGTGCTGCTCAAGTTAGCCCACAGGCAGATGAGACAGATAGTAAGAGGCCGTATGGTTCTTCACAGAACGCATCACGTCAATTGCTAGCCCTATATACACAACGCTTACAAGAAGAAGTACAGCGTCAACAAACATCATATCCAATCCGCATCCACTACAGCCGATAGGTAACTAAATGACAACACGTAAATACTCATCACGCTCACAACAGAGTACCCTCTCTGCAGCGTTAACATCTGCTGGAACTACAGCCACTGTAGTATCTGGTACTTCTTTGCTAGGTGGCGCCACGATTTCTGCTGGCGAAACCTTTACGGTGGTGATTGACCCAGATACAGCGCTTGAAGAAATTGTAGATGTAACGGCGGTCTCAACTAACACACTTACTATTACTCGTGGTATCGATGGTTCAACTGGTGTAGCCCACTCTGCTGGTGCTGTAGTGCGCCATATGGCAATTGGTCGAGATTACCGTGAGGCTAATCAACACATTGAAAATACTACAACTGCACACGGATTAACTATTGCCGATGTAGTAACAACTACAAATACAAAGACTTTAACTAACAAGACAATTAGTGCAGCAGACAATACACTTACTGGTGTAGCAACTCTAACTGGCACACAGACATTAACTAACAAGACTTTAACTAGCCCAACTATTACTGGTACTGGTGCTATTGCAGGTACCTTTACAGGTAACCTTACTGGTAACGTAACTGGTAACGTATCAGGTTCTGCTGGTAGTGCAACAGGTAATGCTGCTACTGCAACTGCTTTAGCCACAGCCCGTAACTTCCAACTAACTGGAGATGTAGAAGCATCTGCCGTATCTTTTGACGGTACTGGCAACGTAAGCCTAACTACTGTTATCGGTACAGGCGCTATTGTTAACGCAGACATTAATGCCTCTGCTGCAATTGATAAGACTAAGATTTCAGGAACTGCTATTACTGCAGCCGATTCTGGCACAGTAACTAGCGCAATGATTGCTGATGGCACTATCGTAAATGGTGACATTAGTGCATCTGCTGGTATTGCTTACAGCAAGTTAAGCCTTAACAGTTCTATTACCTCTGCTGATATAGTAGATGGAACTATTGTCAATGCTGATATTAATGCTAGTGCTGCTATTGCACTTAGCAAGTTGGCAACTGACCCACTAGCCCGTGCCAACCATACTGGCACACAGACAGCATCAACTATCTCTGACTTTGATACACAGGTACGCACATCTCGTTTAGACCAGATGGCAGCACCTACTGGTAGCGTATCTCTAAATAGCCAAAAAATTACAAGCCTTGGAACTCCTACTACATCTACTGATGCAGCAACTAAAGGTTACATTGATACTGAAATTACAAACCTTATCAATGGCGCTCCTGGCACATTAGATACTCTTAAGGAAATTGCTGACCAGATTCAGGCTGGCGGTACATTCTACGATTCAGTTCTATTTAAGTCTGGTGGAACTATGACTGGCAACTTAACCCTTGCTGGTGCTCCATCCTCTAACCTACACGCTGCTACTAAGTTGTATGTAGATGATGTGGCTGGTTCTGCTACTGCTGCTGCAGCCTCTGCTGCCGCTGCTGCTGCAACATATGATTCCTTTGATGATAGATACCTAGGTGCTAAGTCAACCCCTCCTACATTAGATAATGATGGTGCTGCACTAATTGAAGGTGCTTTATATTGGAACTCAGTATCTAATGCTATGTTTGCTTGGGATGGTGCTGCTTGGGGTTCTATTTCCTCAACTGCAGAAATCTATCGCTATAAGTATGTAGCAACTGGCGGAGAGACCTCAGTATCTGGAACAGATGCTAATGGTCTAACACTTTCATACCTAGCAGGTAAAGAGCAGGTATACCTAAATGGTGTTCTATTGGTTCGTGGTACAGATTACACAGCATCTAACGGAACTAGCATTACATCTTTGGCAGCACTGGCTGCCTCTGACATATTAGAGATAATTACATTTACTGCATTTGATTTGGCAACATCAATCTCTAATACATTGTTTGATGCTAAGGGAGATATTCTTGTAGCAACTGCTGCAGATACACCTGGCAAACTAACAGTAGGAACTA